ATGGTACCATATATTCGTAAATCATTTTTAAAGCATTTTATAGATGGATTGAAATATATTGAAGGATTTTCAGAAGAAGATATTAAGAAGTTTGAAGATGAATTAAAAAATGTTGATTATTTTTTACAAGACGATAATCAAAATAAAAATGATAATGATATATTGTCACATAAAGAATCAAATACTGAAATAATTGATACAAAAGACTAAAGCAAATAAAATGATTTTTAGCAGGACAGATTGTGTACCAAGCAATTTGATTGAATTTATTTCATATGGGTTCAATCTAACTGCTAATTTGCTTTTAATTTATGTAAATAAATTTATAAACGTTATTGGTACTAACGTTTTAAATATAAAGGAAACTACATATGAAGACTAAACAGGAAATAATTGAAATATTTCTTCAAAAAGGAATATTAAGCAATAAGACAAAATTAGTTAGACGGCCATTTAATTGGAAGCAGCATTTTGACAATGAAGCTCAAGAGATTTTTTGTCAATTTATGCAAGCATATAGTTCAGAAGCTGAAGCGTGGTTTTGCTTATGTCGAGACATTGAACTTCCAATTTGTCCATTATGTCATAAGAAGAAAGTGAAGTTCACTGGAAATACTAAAAATGGTGGAATTGGCTATAATACAACATGCGAAGATTGCAGTGCAAATGCTGTTCCAGAAAAAATAAAAAAATCACAAGAAACTTTTGCAAAACGTACACCTGAAGATCGTGCATTAACACGTGCTAAGATACGTGCTACAAACAAACGTTTATATGGTGATGAAAATTATATGTTATTTGGTTCTAAATCATTTAAGCAAAATCTTAAAGACAAATATGGAGATGAAAATTTCAATAATGTTGAGCAACGTCGTCAAACATGTCTTGATAAATATGGAGTTACATCAAATCTTTTAATACCTGAAGTTCATAGTAAAAGCATTAAAAATTCATGGTCTAATGAATGTAGGAAAAAACGTATTGAAAAATGTATGAATTTACATGGTGTTAAGTATTTAATATGTCTTAAATCTATTCAAGATAAAGCATAGATCACAAAACATAATAATATTAAAAAAATTGAAGAACAATATAATTGCACAATGTTAACTGATGTGTGCAGAAAATATGGACAAGGATTTAAATGTCTTGGTCTTGAATATTTATATATTGATAATCATGTATTTGTTCATAATAATGATATTCCAGTGATTGAAAAATATTATAATGAAGGAACACATTCTAATGGATATGTATCAAAGCTTGAAAAAGAAATATTAAGCTATATTAAGACTATATATAATGGTGTCATTGAAGAAAATACAACATCAGTTGTGCCAAATGAAAATCATCGATTTTTTGAACTTGACATATATTTGTCAGAAATTAATTTAGCAATTGACATTAATGGAACATATTGGCACTCAACATAGTTTAAAGATATAAATTATCATTAGAGAAAAACAAGATGTTGTAGAAAATGTGGTATATCATTATTGCATGTATTTGAGGATGACTGGAAAACTAATAATGTAATATGTAAACATATTATTGAACAATGCATTCATGGAACATTTAATAATTTTCTTAGAAAGACAGATGACGGTTTTATTGTTGGTGATAATTCTAAACCAATATTTGGAAATTATGATATTATATCAATAACAGAGCCAATTAGACATGATATCAATTAGCTGTCATATTATGATGCAGGAGAAGTGATTTACAAATTAAACAACAGTTTAGAGGAAAGTAGAAAATGACAAATGTAAGCATAGAAAATCCAATATTCAAAAAGTTTTCAAAAGTTTTTGAGTATGCATTGGAGAAGACAAAACAGGAGCTAGAGCAAGCAGTTGAAGGCATGTATCATAACCTGAATACCCTTAACATACTGGGGGCTTAATAGAGAAATCTATTTTGAAAAATGTGGTGAACTCAAACATTTGAGGTGTTATGAAAATAGCTAACGGTAGAAGCGATATAAGGTTTATAACACGAATAAGCTTCGTAAGAGAACCTACGGTCCAGATATGGATAGCAGGTAATACCGTGCCAAGCCTTAGCAATAAGGAAGGTGTAACGACTAAATTGTCAGCAATGACTAAGAGAAATGAAGTGCAATTCTTCTTTCGTAGTGCCACACAACCAAATGGTTGAAGAGATAGTCTATTCCTAACAAGATGAAAGTCTGAATCGGAAGCCAATCAAGATCAGGTAATCAATTGCCATTTACAAGCATTAATTATGGAACATGTACACTTCCTGAAGGGCGAATGGTGACTAAAGCTCTTATTGAAGGTAGCATCAAAGGATGTGGTAAGTTTCATCGTACAAGCATATTTCCATGCGGCATTTTTCAATGCATGGAAGGTGTGAACAGAAAAGATGGTGATCCAAATTATGATCTGTTCAAGCTTGCATTGAAAAGCACATCACTTCGTCTTTATCCAAACTATGCAAATTGCAACTGGTCAAATGATGTTGCAGCATTTAAGCAAGATAGAGATGCAAAGAGAAAAGTCATTGAAAATTTAAATGATGAGAAGAAGTCTAAATTGATCAGTGCAATTGAAGCTGACTCTTCATTTGGAGATTTCTTGATGTTGAAAGTCATTGATGACAATGGAATGAAGTCACTTCAAGTCTTAGAAGAGAAGCTTCCAGTTGAGTTGATGAGCACAATGGGGTGCCGCACTTACAATGGATTTGACATCAATTCAATTGAGTCATATGAGAAGAACATTGAAAGTGTCATTAATAGCGGAAAACTTTATGATGATGTTCAGTCTGGCGCTGCTAAGGATGGTCGCGGAAACATAAGTCCAGTCACTATTATTTTGCCAACTCTTGCAATGCAGTCAAAAGAGAAAGTCAATAAGAGATTGTTCAATTGCAAGTCTATTGATGATGTAACTAAGCTTGAAAACATGAAAGCTGATGAATTAAGAGATGCTTATGTTGAAGAGTTCATGAAGCTTCTTGACAAGAAGATAAACGAGGCGCGCGACATGCTTCTTGAACGTTTTGACTGGCAGTGCTCTCAACCGGCTAAATCAGCAAAGTTCATGTATGAGAATCACACAATGGGCGGATATGTGAAAGAAGAGGGAGTCAAGTCTGCTCTCAAGCATGGCACTATTGTAATTGGACAGCTTGGATTAGCTGAAGCTTTGCAAATTCTCATTGGCACTGACCACACTACAAAGCGTGGTATGATTGTTGCACAAAGAATTGAGCAGCTTTTCAATGAGAAGTGCGCTAAGTTCAAGAAAGAGCTTAAGATGAATGTCGGAGTCTATTACACGCCGGCTGAGAACCTATGTCATACTGCAATGAAGAAGTTCAGAGAGAAATATGGTGAGATAAAGAATGTCTCTGATCATGACTTCTTCACAAATTCAATGCATGTTCCAGTGTGGAAGAAGATGACGCCATTTGAGAAGATTGACATTGAGTCAAAGTTGACGGGATACAGCAATGGCGGATGCATCACATATGTGGAGCTTGACTCAAGTGCAGTCAACAACATTGATGCTCTTGAAGAGCTTGTTAATTATGCAATGGATCATGACATTCCATATTTTGCAATAAATGTTCCAAGTGACACATGTTCTGAATGTGGATATCAAGGTAGTATTGATGATGACTGTCCAAAATGTGGAAGCTCAAACATACAGCGCCTTCGCAGAGTAACGGGATATCTTACCGGTTCATACAAAGATGCATTTAATCCTGGAAAGATTGCAGAAGTTGAAGCACGTATTAAACATAATGGAATAGAATGTTAATTATGGAAAGAGTAAATAATATTAAATTGCAAATTACTCGTTCTAATTTGGAATTGCATAAAATTATTGTCTAATTTTATATTCCTTATCTATGGACGAGATAGATAAGGAATTTTATTTTATGAAAAAACCATTTGGATATATTTATATAACTACTAATAAGTTAAATGGCAATAGATATATTGGCCAACATAAAATAAATTATCATTGTAAAAAGGATAATTATATTGGAAGTGGCACTAGATTATGGCATGCAATTCGTAAATATGGAATAGAAAATTTTGAAAAAACAATACTTGAAGAATGTTATACATAGAAATAGTTGAATATTAGAGAAAGATATTGGATAAAGTTTTATAATGCACAAAAAGATCCAACATTTTATAACATTGCAGAAGGCGGTTAGTTTGGTGATGTTTGGCAAGGATTATCAGAACAGAAAAAGAAAGAAATATCAAAGAAAGCTAGGGAACGAAATTTAAAAAGAGATTATTCTAGTTATTCAGCAAAATTTTCAGGATCAAAAAATCCATGTTATGGAAAGCATTGGTATAAAGATGAAATAAATCATAAGCAATATTATCTTTATGAAGATGATCCATTAATATAGAAATTATCTCTTGTAAGAGGGATATTTAGATCTGAAGAGCATAATAAAAAAATTAGTATTTCAAATAAAGGTATACATCATGATTCACCATCAAGTGGAAAAGTTTGTGTGCATAAAAATAATAAGAATACATACATTAACAAAGAAGATATTCAAAAATATTTAAATGCTGGTTGGATATTAGGCGGAAAATCAAATACTCCTACATGTTTGAATAAAGTTCTTGTTAGAAAAGATGGTAAATCAAAATATATAAAATATTCAGACATACTACTGTATCTAAAAAATGGATTTCATTTAAGTAAAAATTTTATAAGAAAACACAAAGAATTTTTGAAGGACTTAAGCAAATGAACTATTCAAAGATCTACCGTGCAGACATTGCAAATGGAGAGAACTTTCGTGTCTCGCTTTTTGTGAGTGGTTGTGCTCGCAATTGCAAGGGATGTTTCAATCCAGAAGCGCAGAATCCAGACTTTGGCAAGCCTTTTGATGATGAAGCAAAGCAGAAGATATTCAAAGAGCTTGAGCATGAATGGTGCAAAGGCGTGTCATTCTTGGGCGGTGAGCCATTGTCAAAGCTCTCTGACAACAGGAAAGTTGTCATTGAGCTTGCAAAAGAGATAAGAGAGAAGTTTCCTGATCGAAATCAGTGGCTCTGGAGTGGCTACACACTTGAAGAGATTCAAGCTGATGACTCAATGAAAGACATTTTGAAGTACATTGATGTGCTTGTGGACGGACCGTTCATTGAAGAGCAGAAAGATCTGAGCATTCCATTCAGGGGAAGTAAGAATCAGAGAATATTGAAGAGAGGAATTGACTTTTAAGATGAACATAGATTTAGCAAATAAAAACATCAATGAATTCATAAAGTAGTTTGAACTTCCTTAGCATTTCAAGAAATTCTATAGTTATGGTCTTTTGCAGAAGAAGATGTTGAAGATGTTTTTTCAATATTATTTAGATGGCGGTGATCCAATGCAAGGAGATGCTACAGGCCCAAAGCTTGGAAATTTAACAAATGATGATGTTGGACTGCTTGGACAGTGGAAGCAAGACCCACATGGAATGAGCATTGACAACATTGTTCAAAAGGCTGTGAAAGATTTTGGTTAGGACATTGTTGACTTGAACAGGGGAATTGGTCAAGCTCAATATAGCAGAATATTGAAAAGAATAGAAGATGGCGAGATGATATTCAATTTGAGCCGAACTTAGTCTTTCACTCGTGACTATGCAACTGCTGCAGCATTTGCAAATGTTGGTGGCGGCAGCATTCATGACACAAATCATGGCATAGGGGGAGTAGTAACTTTAGTCAACACAAGACAAAGACCAATGTTCTTCTTAGATGAATTTCATTTTTATGAATATCTGATTGAAATGTACTTTAAAGACATAGCAGATTCAATAGACATGACAACAACCATTGAAAATATTGATTTAGATGAAGTGTTTGAATGTTCTATGTTTGAAGATGAATGGCTTGTTCCAACTACTTACAAGTTCAATTTTGTGGAAGCAGTTGATGGTGACTGTTAGAATAAAGATCTTTTATTTGAGATTTTATGAAAAATGTGTATTTAAAATGTCAAAAACATATATTATTATAATAAATAAGATTTTAATCAAACAATACAAGACAAGGAAAATAAATGAAGAAATTAATGACAATCATTGCATGTGCAATTTCATTTAGTTTAATTGCAGCTGAGCAGCTCTGGAGTCTTGTGCGTCCAGAAAGTGGATTCCATTATGTTTCAATAGACCAGAATCTTGATGCATTTTCATTTGATGTTCTCAAATATGAGAATGCAAGTCTAAATGGTCATACTGGCTATTTTGTCTATACAGATGAAATGTCAGGCAATGAACTTGAAAACTACATTAGAGAAAATGGTGTAGCTATAGAGAAGAACCAGACAACTGTTGATGTTGGAGCTCTCAATGAGGGAGACAAAGTTGGATTCTACAAATGGGATATAAGTGGATGTGGACATAGTCAACGCACAACTATTGACACTGGTTACATAATTGGCACTAAAGTTGTCTCTCGTTCAACTGACATGTGGGGCCATACAACAGAGACTATTTTAGATGAAGGCACTTTTGTTGACTACATTTCTGGAGACTCTTATCAGTCTGGCCATGGTGGTTGGATGAAGATTGAGATTTCTGCAATTCCAGCTTCTTCTGGAGGATCTGAGCCAGCAAATGGCGCTCCACTTCCAGGTGCTCTTGCAGTGATATTAGTTGGCATGATTGGAGCTGGAGCATGGAAGTGCTCTAATAAGAAAATTGCAGTATGAAGCGTATATTTCTAATAGTATTAGCTAGTTTTACATTTAATTGCATGGCATCATTCTCTACTTTAACACTAGAGAATGATTGTTTTTTACCAGACAAAAGTTTAGGGCGAGGAGATGAAGATTTTACGCATGGAACCGGCTTTGAGTATGTTGACAACAACTTTATACATTACAAAGTTGGTTAGAACATGTATGCACCAAGCGATTTAAGTAGAAAAGACCATATTGAAGGTGACCGTCCTTATGCCGGCATGATCTATGGTGGAGTTGGATATGAATTCTTTAGAGACTACATTTCAGAATGGACACATTATGGAGAGCTTGACTTTGGAATGATTGGACCAGCTGCATTTGCCGGACATACACAAAGAATGATACATCGCATTCTTGGATGTAGAGATCCAAAAGGATGGCATAATCAGCTTCATAATGAGTTTGTAGTCAATGGCCAATGGTGGGAAAAGTATAACTGGTATCTTTGTGACTATGTAGCTTTAGTTCCAAGAGCCGGCATTCTAGCTGGAACAATTCAAGATGCATTTGAAGTTGGCTGTGACTTGAAGATAGGCTGGAATCTCAGAAATGACGCTGGAAACAATATGATGTTCAGCACTAGCAGAAATGCAAAATCAAAGTCATTCTTTGACAAGCTAAGCGCATGGACATATGTTGGAGCCGATGAAAGATACTACTTGTACAACCACATCTTAGAAGGCTCTTTCATAAGAAACAGAGACAAAGACTTAGATGTCATAATAGAGCCTTTTGTTGGAGAGTTGCAATGGGGAGCATGCATCTAGTATGAGAACTTCATTGTAAGATACTACATGTGCTTCAGACAAGATGAGTACAAGCATTAGAAGCATTCACCAAACTATGGCGGGTTGATGCTTGGCTGGTGTTGGTGAGAAGTGTGCACTTTTAGAACAAAATAGTAAATAAAAATGTTGGATATACAGGTCTGACAAAACAAATAAATATAATATTTATAAGGTTTTTGTTGTAGCTGCATCTATGACAAAGACCTTATATGTTTTTCATGCAGGAGAAATAGAAATGAGCAATAATAAAGAATAGATATTAAATTATAGACCATTAAAATGGTTTGTTGATTTAAATGATCATATGTGTCTGTTTAATAATACTAAATATAGTAAACAATTAATTGAATTATTGATTACGGCAATAAATAAATATCGAAGACAAAAGACATTAAATGTATTATTGTTTCATGTGTCTCATGACATTACATTAAACAATATGATATGCAATGAAACTAAGTTCATTGATGACATTTACAATAAATGCTCGTCTAATGATCGCAAATTAAAACTAAATCTAATGCATATACGATTGTATTGTATATTCAATAATATAACATCTCAACCATTATGTTGTATATGCAAACATCCTTTAGAAAAATTTTTATATAGATGGGAAAATGGAATTCATAAAGACACATGTTCACATAAATGTCATTTGAAAAAATTCAAGAAAACATATTCTTCAGAACCAACAATTAATGAAATTCAATAGTTGTCATATACAGATGAACAAGTAGAATTGTATACTAATCAATTAGAAATTCTAGTAAAAAAGCATCCACTTAGTTTTTTCAACACTATCAAAGCTAAAAGCAAGCAAGATGTATATGGAGATTTGAAGAATTTTATATATGCTAAAACACAATTTCTTGATTTTGATTGTAATTTTGGAACAAGATGCAAATACATAATTGATAGAAAATATGAAATTTATAGATGTAATTTTTGCGGAAAACCAATAAGAAAAAACTTATTTGCTACAAATAGATGTACAAAATTCTGGTGTTCAAACCAATGTTTGAATAACGATCCTGAAATAAAAGACAAAATCGGTAAAAAGAATCAAATGCATAAAAAGGGAAAAAGCACTAAACAATTAGAATGCACGCATAAAGAATGCATTATTCAATATAAAGATTCATTGATTGAATATGATGATGCAAAAAACTAGCAAATATATTAGATATTCAATGCACATAAAAAGACATTCTATTTTTGGTTGAAGAAAGATGCAGATTTGTATGAATATTTCATGAAATCAACATATCCGATTGACTACACAAAATTGGGAATTGGTACGCGTCTTTATTGGTTAATGCATAAATTTCAAAAATTTCCTAAATGTAAAATATGTGAAAGACAATTAGATTTTACTAATGTAAAAATGTCTGATAATTGGCCTGTAACATGTTCACCTAAATGTGCAGTCGAGTATATTGGAAAATTAACAGAGATCAGACATCGTAATGATATGTATGATAGAATGTTGAATTAGAGTGAAATAATTCCATTATATTCACGTGAATTTTATATCAATGTTGGTCTTCATTATGATAAATTTAATGTTAAATGTAAAAAGTGTGGATATGAATTTGTGTCATCAATAAATTTAAGCTTCTTTAATAAGTTTGAAGGAAATAATTTATTTAGATGTCCATATTGTTATCCAATAATAAAAAGTAGATCAATACAAGAAGAAAAATTGTTTAACTATATAAGAGATGATTTGGGATATTATGATTCATTATGTTCATATCATGAAATTATTAAACCATATGAACTAGATATATATGTTCCATCAAAGAAAATAGCATTTGAATTCAATGGTATATGCTGGCATTCACTTGAAAATAACATAAAAATTGATTATCATTTGCATAAAACTAAATTATGTGAAGCTGTTGGTGTAAAACTTGTTCATGTGTGGGAAGATGAATGGAATAAAAAATCTAATAGAATTAAGCAATTTGTTGCAGAAATTTTAAATGAATCATATCATATTGACATTATAATTGACAATGGCAGAAAACTTATTGATAGATCTCAATTCAATAAAGTTGCATTAAATGAAAAATCAGTTAAAATAATTGATGAATTAGCACCAGTCATTGTAAAACGTAGATCATTTAGCGTTCCAAATTGTGGTTATTTTGAAGTTGAATAAGTGTTTTCAAAGCAATAATGTAAATATTATTTGCTTATGAAAACTAAGACTTTGAAATTAATAACTGAAGCAATCAATGAAGTTGAGATTGCAAAAAATGATCATGATCCAAACAAGCCATTTACAATGACTTACTCTGGTGTATTTTGCGAATCGGAAAGGCGAAACGCAAACGGCCGCATCTATCCTTATGAGCTTCTTAAGTCTGAGGTTGATCGATTTGATAAAGAGATGGTCAAGACTGGGCGCGCTCTTGCAGAAATGGAACACAGCCAGGAGGCAACTATCAATCCAGATAATGTCTGCGCGCGCATTCTTTCATTGACTGAAGATAACAAGACTTGGATAGGCACTGGTGTAATTTTATGTTCTGATCCAAAATTTGGCATTCGAGGAACTCCAAAAGGAGATCTGCTGTGTTCATTGACATAGTATGGCACAAAATGGGGAATGTCAACACGTGCTCTTGGTGATGTTGATGAATCAACTGGTAGAGTGACAGATTTGCATTTAGTCACTATTGATTGTGTTCTTGAGCCTTCAATTGGTTAGATGGTATAGAGTAACGGCGACCGATTTGTGAACGGCATTCTTGAGTCAAAGCAGTTTGTGTGCAACATCCACGGTGAAGTCATTGAAGAGAAGTTCAACAAGTTTGAGAGAAGCTTGAAGAAGATGCCGAACACGTATGTGTCTTCAAAGAGAAATGATAAAGTGTTCGCTGCGCTGAGCGAGTTCTTCAAGTCTTTGACAAAGTAAAACTTGCATTAAGAAAAATGACCATGATGAAAACAAAGCACACAAAGAAGCAGATTCAAGAAGCAATAGCTTATTGGAGTCATATGCTTGAAGAGTCTCATCCACCAATGGATGACTTCTTAGGAAGCAAAGGAACATTTGGACGCAATCAAAGAGACATCTTGAAGCGCATTTTTAACTCATATGGACCTGGATACTCAGCTGATGCATTTGTTGCATTTGCTAGAGAGCTTGCATCACAAGATCCAGATACAGCAAAGAAATTGCGCTAGTTTCTTGGACAATTTGCTTCAGGATCACTTGATGACAAATATAGTTCATGGGATGATGCATCTGGCAATTGCAGCAGCATTGCAAAGAGCTTAGTTGCAATGCTTGGAGCAGCTCTTGCTGAGAGATGAAAACAATTTAACTTAAAAAGACAGGAATAAACTAAAATGAAAGCAAAATGGACAAAAAAACAGATAATGGAGTCTATCAAATACTGGTAGAGACAACTTAAGACAATGAATGAGTCAGATCAAGATGATGAAAATTTTGAAAAGAGAAGTGCATATTATGCAAAGAAGCATGCACAAGACATTTCATCTTATTTAAAAAATCTAAGCAATGAATATTATGCAGCTTAGATTCATAAGATGTTGATTGATGAAAAATCTGAAATGTTTTTAAAGCCAATTGATGATTTGAAAGCTGCACTTAATTAGTTTGTAAAAGAAACTAGAGAATATAATGATCCAAGCAATCCACTTGACATGCATAAAAAATATTAGATGACTGCAATTGAAATATTGAATCTTTTGAATTATTTCACTGATTTAATAAATGGTCATCATTTATTTGACAAAAAATGATGTTTTTGCTTAAATATTAATGCATTTTCAGAGAATTCGTGTAAATAAAAATTGCAATTGCAAATATAAGGTTTGAAAAACTATGAGTTTGAAATCAATTAGAGACAACTATTCAAAGCTGCTTGAAGCACTTAATGAGTCTGGCGTCAAGTTTGATGCATCATAGAAGTCAGCGCTTGATGGCTTCATCATGGCACTTGAGTCAACAGCAAGTGAGCAGCGCAAGCAAGCTGCAACAATGGCAAAGCAGATGACAGAAGCAAAACTTGAGAAAGAGTACAAGCAAGTTTTTGAGTCTGTCATCAAGCATATGCAAGAGCACTATGAGCTTGCCGGAAAGATACAAGACAAGGTCACAATGCTGAAGGAGTCAAAGAAGATCTCTGAGAAAGTTGAGAACTATCTTGATCTCTATGCTGAGTCCGTCTGTCCTAAGAAAGTAGTTGTTGACTATGCTAAGATGAAGAAGCTTGAGTAGATAAATGAATCTCTTAGAGATGTTCTTCTTGCAAATGATGATGCAGTCATTGAGAAGAAAGCACAGCTTGATGAGTCTTTTAAGAGAGAGAAGGGCAAGCTTGAGACTGAAGTCGCTAAGATGCAAGTCAAGCTCAATGAGTCTATGGAGAAGACACAGCAGCTCAAGAAGAAGCTCAACCAATATAAAGCTCTAGAGCTTCTTGAGTCTAAAACAAAAGACCTTCCTTCATTTGAAGCTAACAAGATAAAGAAGCATTTTGCAACTGCATCTGCTCCAGAGATTGAGAAGAACTTCAAGAAAGTTCTTGAGTCTGTGAAGAAAGATGTCAAGAAGGCAGCAAAAGAAGCTGAGACTACACTCGAGTCTGAAGTCAATAAGATTGTGAATGAGGAAGAAGAGTTTGATGAGTCTAGAGCATATCCTGATCTCATAAAAGACAGAAATAGTGCAACATCTTGCATTGAGCGTCATCGCAATGATCTGACAGACTTTGCTAATCAAGATCCAAAGCCGACAAAAGATCAATTAGTAGATTTTGTAGTAAACATCTTCAAAGAAGATGGGCTTGACACACCATGGACACGTCAGTTCATTCTCAAGATGCAGAACTACACTCGTGGCTTTGATGATGCTCTTCAGTATGTATTCAATGCATATTTGAAGGGACGTGGTCTTAGCATGGACGCTGGTAAGAATCCATGGAAGAGCAAAGCTACACAAGCACCGACAGACAAATTTGTTGGTGAAAGAGATGAAGATGAAGACTTTGAGACAACAGAGACAATCACATACAATGAAAATGGTGAGATTGAGCTTGGTGAAGAAGATGTGATAAATGAGAGCACTATGAGAAGATGGTGCAATATGTCACTTGAAGTCAGATGACCTGACAAAGCAATTTGGGAGCCGGGTGGCTTCCATCCAAAGAAAAATAAAAACAACATAACGAAAGACATTAAAAATGACTAATAGTTATATCGCAGATCCACATCAGCGCAAGCTGCTCAAGAAGTGGTCTGCTATTCTTGAGTCTGGCAAGAAGATCGAGAGCGAAGCTACTAAGATCGCACTTGCTCAGGTTCTTGAGAACACACGCAACTACTACCGCATGAAGGGCATGCTAAACGAGGCTGGCACACCAAATCGTGCTGGAATTCGCGGCTATACCCCAGATGGTGTGATTGGACAGGGTCCAGTCAGTGATAAGGGTTCAGCTGGTGTAATGAAGGGCGCAAACTCTTATCCTTATACTAACTATGATGGAACTCCAGATGGCGGCTATGGTGACTACTACCTTCCAAACGTAGTGATGCCAATGCTCCGCCGTATCATGCCTGACTTGATTGCTAATGACCTCGTTGGCGTGCAGCCACTCAATGGTCCAGTCGGCTATGCTCTTGCATACCGTCCAATCTATGGCCAGAACGGTATTGTTGGCGATGGTTCTCTGACATCTAACGCTGAAATCGGATTCAATCCAACTGACACTCGTTGGTCTGGTGCTGGTTTGACTGGTGAAGTAACTCCTCCATCTGGTGATGCAGCTCTAACTGCTTCTGAAGATGCTTGGAAGGCTTATGCTGGCAATGGTATTGGACAGTGGCTTGGTGCTGGTCAGGATGTTGGCACTGCTGAGTATGCACTTCTCGGCCAGAACTATCCAACAGTCTCTTTCGGTCTTGTGAAGAGCGCTGTTGAGGCTAAGACACGTAAGCTCGCTGCTCACTGGTCTCCTGAGCTCGCTGAAGACATGCAGGCAATGCATGGCATTGACGTTGAGAAGGAGATGGTCAACACTCTGACATATGAGGTTGGTGCTGAGATTGATCGCCAGATCATTACAGAGATGGTCAAGGCCGCAATCACTGGCAACTCAATTGGCGAGTGGAGCCCAGCACATGCTGATGGTCTCGACCAGATGGGCCGTCTTGCTACACTTCTGACACAGATCACAGTGGAAGCAAACCAGATCGCAGTCAAGACTCGTAGAGGCAACGCAAACTTTGTGGTCACAACTCCACGCATTTGCGCTCTTCTGCAGCAGCTCTCTATGAACAAGTTCACATCATTCAAGACAACTGACGCAGTTCCTACAACTCCTGACACAGGCGTTGGCGCACTCGCTAAGGTTGGTCTTGTGAATGATGACCAGCAGCTGCTCGTCCGCGACTCCTATGCTGCAACTGGTTCAATGGACTACATTCTCCTTGGTTACAAGGGCAAGCAGCCTGGTGACTCTGGCATCATCTATATGCCATATATCCCATTGTAGCTCTCCAAGGTGATTCAGCCTGGTACATTCACACCGAGCGTTGGAGCACGGACTCGTTACGGTATTATGTCAAGTCCTTGGGATGCAAAAAATTACTATACCTTCATCAAGGTCACTGGTATGAATGAGCCTTATAAGTGGAACGAGACAACTCGTAACTTCCTCTCACCACTCGCTCAGCGCACAAATGGCACAACATTCACTCAGGGCTAATTCAATAATTAGCTTTAAAGTG